TGTTGATGCAAATATTATCCGCCGAACGCCGAAGTTCTCGCAAGCATCAACGACGTTCTTTGTCACTTTGACGTTCACCTTGTACAGATGATCCGGCCCCGCTGTCGGGTCAGTGCATGCTGCAAGATGGATAACAACTTCAGGTGAAACCTTGCTGAAAATGTCGTCCATGTTTTGCAGTATGTCGCATGCAAAATAATGGACACGTCCGGGAAAGTCAGGCATCTTTGTATCAAGGATTGTGACATCGTGCTTTGCATCAAGTAGTTCCGATACAACAGCGCGACCGATAAAACCGCTCCCGCCCGTGATGAGGATTTTCATGTGGCCTTCTTTTCAAAGAAGATACAGCCAAAATCAGTTGTCGTGCTTATTGGAAGTGAATCATCATAAACAATAACTAAAGTTTCAAGACGATCGTTTGTACAGGTTCCGCACATTCTACCATCAGGCTGATCGCCCCAATACTCCCAAAACTTACAATCTTTACATGTATTCATTTGCCCTCCTCGTAAAATTTAAACTACTTGCTTTCTGCGCTAACCTCGACGCATCGGCAACAGATAACCTCTTCGGGTTCGCCGTCTGGGTCACACGGGTGCATAAGCCCGGTTACGGGAAACTCTTCGTCAACGTCAACGATGTTCCCATTTTCCTCAACATGCGATTCCCTGACTTTCTCATCACCTGCCGTTACCCATTGTTTATATTTAATGCCCTCATCTTCGAATGCTTCTTGACGCGCTGTACTGGATATGATTCCAGTTTCAGTACGAGCGATAGTCCGCGCCTGGTTTTTCCGAATTTCCCCAGTGTCCGAGATTGCTTCCTTAACAGCTTTTGCAAACTGTTGCGGAGTAAATGTATTCTTGTAGCCATCTGCGATTGCATCAGATATTTTGTCACGGTACATATTGATCGTCGTCGTGTTTATAGCCTTCAATCCTTCGGCGCGCGCATCGACAAACTCTTGAATCATATCGTCAGAAACGCCCCAGTTTACAAGAGGGCCGATTTCCTCTTTCAACTTTGCCGCTTCTCTGACAAGCTGCTCTTTTACCGAAGGCGTGTATATTTTGTCGATGAAGTACGAATCTTCTTCGTCCCTATTAAGGGAAAAGTCGTCGGCTGAAATGGTATCCTTTGCTTTTGTCTTCTGCTTGTTCAACCATTCGTCAACCATGTCCTGTAATTTGTTTCGTTCGCTGGTGAAGAAACGCAACAGCTTATTGTACATGATGTTTTCGCCAGGTTGCAACACCTTTTCGATGTAGCTCTCGGAAATCTTATCCAGAGCATCGACGTTCCACTTCACCCGCGTAATAAGACTTTTGGGCGGCGGTTCAACCCCTGTTGGCCCTTCGTTTCCACCGCCGAATGGGAAATTCCCACCGATCGGCGCAACGGGCTTCTCCGATATCCACGGCATTGCTGACTTGTCCTCATCGCTCAATGGGATCTCATTGATCCGGCATGAAACTTCCGCCGTCACTCCCATGCTGTAAAGCGTCTTTGCAGCGATTGTCTGTTTGGAATAGTCTTTCTTAAGTACGCGGATATTCGAGGTGTCGGCCTTCATATGGATAGGATTGCGCGGATTGATATTGCGTATCCACTGCGAATTAGTTTGCTCCATTATTGATTCGTCAATGGGAATGTATGTGTCTTCCCATAGCATTTTTCGACCTTCCACGATGGTAGAATAATTTAGTTCTTCATATTTACCAATGGCGATTTTGTTTAATCCGAACACTCCAAGGATCTCCTCAACAACCCTGTCTTTCTGTTGCGAAAATTCCATATCCTTGGCATCGTTTTGTATCTTCTGGAATGTTGCGCCTTTGCCAAGAACAGAAATGCGCCGAGCATTGCCGAAGCCATACTTTTGATACCAGCGGTTTTGTATCTCTATCGCTTGGGCTTCATTCAGTTCCTGGTCGCTGGTAAGAACGCCAGCCGGGATTGCGTCATTGTCGAACGTCCGGCTATTCCACACATCCGCCTTAATGTCGTTAATAATTGCCATTTGCGCCGGTTCATACATTGACAACCCACGAAGCCAGTCATATGGGTTGAAATTGTATATGCGGATTATCTCATGCGGGGCATAGTGCTGCAATATCTCTTGTTCTCGTATCTCAAATTTCCACCCGATGAAATGCTTGCTATTGTCGTACTCAGGGCTTACATACTGATCGTTGTATGGATACATCGCAACAGGCATTTCACCTTTGGCAAGATCGACATGGTAATCTTCTTTGCCACTATCGCAAACGATGAAGCATTGTCCGCCGCGTTGCCCGCGACCGAATCCCTCGCGGCACGGAAGCAATAGATTGAGTATCACAGCTTCCCAGAACGTCCGCCGTGTCATGAATGGGTTTGGCCGTCCGAACAAGTCATCAAGATCGTTCATCTCAACTTTTTTATTGTTCTTGTCTTCAAACACTCGGGGGAGTCTGCAAAGGTTCCACGAAATCACGCGGGCGCAAGCATAGACCATCCAATGCAGCGAATACGGCTTTCGTTCGACCTCGCGGGTATTGACCGACGACCCGCTGGGGGACATGAAGAAAGTGGGGTCAAGGTCCGGTATCTCAACGCCTCCAGCTGGAACGTCTTTCGTGAGAAGGTTCCCGCTCGGGCCGTACAGGGTGATTTCTTTAGTTGCCATGATAATCGGTTGCGCTTTCGTTTTTGCCCTGCTTCGATGCCGCTATCGCGTCCACCATAATCTGATTCAGCATATTCAACTTGTTGATAAAATACGTTCTGATCTCGGAGACTTCCTGAATATGATCGACAAACTTCACAAGGTCGCCCGCAGCATGCGGGTTAAGTTCCCCGCGAGTGTTACAGGTATAACGCCTTATGGACATATCAACCGAATCCCGGCAACAATAACCATGACGTTAAGCGTAAAATAAATCACATCAGGTCGAATGTTGTAATTTGGATTTCTATAATCTCCACCAACGCCCATAGTAGGACTCTGTTGCGCCGCGTCAATCCACGCCGCTGTCCCGCCAAAACATCCGAGCGCAATCAATGAAATCCCGGCTACAACATTTCCAGCCCTGCTTTTCTCTGCCTTCACTACAACATCGGGCTTGTATATTTTCGTATATGTCGTGTCCGTAACCTTAACCACGGACAGTGTGTCCGCGCCAGCCGAGCAAATCATTACTGACAGGATTATCAGTAAAGCTACTTTTTTCATCGTGCCCTCCTTGTTTTAGTAACCTTATCGCCGTCGATCTTATATGTTTCGCCAATATCAAGTTTCAATCGTCGCCGCAAACCAATCCAGAACAGTGTCGAATGAGATTCGTTTTCGGCTTTGAGCAAGTGCAAGTCAGATTCTATCTTCTGCGACAAGGCAAAACGCGCTTTCAAATTGTTCCACCATTCTTGTTCTTGCGCTGTCAGCTCACCGGCTGCAATAGCGGGGACAACAACTTTATCCATTTTGACTTTGATCGCGTCAAGTTCGCTATTAATCTCATCCAGGATATTCTCTTCCTCATCGTCGCGCTTGCCGAAAAATAGAAAGCCCATGCATGTTCCTTTAGAAAATCTGAATTGGCCGATCAAGGCCCTTGCCAATTACCGCATATCTTCGTGCGTCCATAGCGTGATTAAAGTCATCGCGTGGAGTATTAAGATACTTTCCGTCCTTATCCTGCAAGTATCGGTAATTTCGCATTTCTTTGATTGCGTTCAAGCTTCTTGCCGTCCAGTGCTGCCGATATTGATTGATACGCTGAATGCCATTAATAACGCTATCCGGGCCTTTTGGAGCGGGCTTTATATTCCATCCGCAAAGGTGTATTTCATCAATACTTTTAGGTTCTGAATTATCCGCAAAGATTTCAGCCTCATTCTTTTTCAATCCAAGCGTTTCAAACCGCTTTGCAATCTGTTGATTATTCAAACCTGTTTCGTAAATCAATTCATCGCAATACAAATCCTCTCCAAATTGAACGCATTTTATAAGGCTTGTCGGATCATTCGTATACCCGAAGTCAAGGCCATAAAAAACTTTTCCTTTTCCTTCTGGAAGTTCACTTTGCTTGAAAATAGAATGGACAAGGCCCTCTATGTTTCCCACTTCACCGAGGCCATACACGCGCCACCAATTAGGATCACGATCTTTACGGGACTCAATCTTCTCGACTATACTTGCCGGTAAAAAATGTTTTGCGTCCAAGTATGTGCTTTTGATAAACTCAACGCCTGGCCGCCCTATTTCTTCCATCAAATAGAATTCACCGGTAGGATTGTAATCGTAGACTTCTAAGCCCTGAGTTCTGATAGACAACGCGGATTGAACAGCCTTTGGAATATTGTTGACTTCGTTGATAAAAAGATTGTTGCGGCGTGGACCGTGAACCTTGCCGGGGTTGTCGGCGCTGAAAAATTCAAGCAATCGCCCTTCACCGAAATTGTAAATGTTATCGGTCTGGCTGAAATCTTTATCACAAAATGAATCTCCCATTATTGTTTTAAAATCACGGATTGCACCAAGTTTGAGATGTGGAATTGATTCAGAGACAACAGAAGATATACATGCGCCAATACTACCAATTGTCAAATATATAAACAATTGCAGTATAGAGACGGTTTTGCTTGAGGATGTTCCGCCTTGGTTGATAATAATCCTCTTTCCGGCATAGTACGCCGCTGCGTTAGCCTCAAATACTCGCGTCAGGTTGTTTATCTTCGGGAGCTGCATTGGGCTTCTTTCCTGAAAGTAAATCCTGAACCATAGTCGCCGAAACAGGAGAACAATTAAAAATTGGCTGGCAAGCAAGCGGGTTGTCCTTCTGCCCGCCGAGGTTCATCTTGTCGTTAAGCATACCCAAATGACGCGCAAGGAGTTCAAGGGCTTTAGGTTTGCTATGAAGCTTGAACGATAATGACCCGCCATTTAGCGAAGTTGTTTGTCCTAGGGACTCTACGCATGCCGCGTCATCATCCGTCAATTCATCTGAATCCTTCAAGGTTACATCGTTGCCATTCCACTTTGCAAACTTGCGCATATCCGAAAAGCCCAGGCGTTTCAATTCGTGTATCACTTCATCTTGTGTCACTTGACAACGCTTGGAACGTTCTTCCTGAAGTACCGATATTCGGCTTTGTATTTCAGGTTTCATAAGGTTTTCACAACCAATAGAACCAGCCGTACCTTGACTGTAACCCGCTCTTATTGCTGATTTTGTGGCGTTTAGGTCGATGAGATATTCTTGGCAGAATTGCTCTTGCTTTGCGGTCAATGGTTTTTCGGGTTCTCTCATTTAACCTTAAGTATAATCATTAACACGCTTAAAGTCAATAGGAAAGTGATTTTTGGATAACAGACCCCCTTTCCCCCGCGACCGCAAGTATGGGCGGTTATCGCAGAATCTGGGATAAGGTCTTGCCGGGTTTTGCGCGGGCCAGCTTGTTTAGGCCGTCTCCCACGTTTCACGTGAAACCGGATATGCCGCCCGTCCTGTCGTACGCTACGTTCACGCACCCGGTACGGCAGACACCCGATTTTGAGTATAATATTTTTGTGAGATAAAAAACAAGGTTATATTTTTGTTAAAATATTTCTTGCATTTTAATTTTAATATGATATAATTTAAAGGAAAGGAGAAACAACCATGAAGAAAATGTTATTAATTTTGTTTTTTGCTGGATATGCTTTTTCGCATACATGGCAAGATTCGGTTATTGAGCGTGTTGGAGCTCGTTCTGGATACTTTTGGTCGATAGACACCCTGCGAGATTCTGTTTTCTGGACACTTGAGAGTCGATACGAAACGTCTATCGGCATCACGACATATACCGGAAAATGGAAAATTACCCACTCTCTCGGAAGTGGTACTGGTGAAATATTTCTTGGAACGATAACTCGCTTTGTGCCTTTTGTGGTTGATACCTCAATTTACAATGGATCAAAATGGCAACAGGTTTCAGTATTAAAAATGGTGGGCGATTCTGCAATTTATTTTGAATTGAACTATGCCGCCACTAATACGCAAACCTGGACTTTTTTGTTGCCGATTCAAAACGCGTTGGAAGTAAAAAATAAAATATGCAGCCGATTAAAGACTATCAATAATTCCACATTACAAGGTAGGTTTCTTCTTAACGGTCAAAAATTGTCTTCTCAAAAAACGCCGCATAGTTTGAGAATATTTTATATCTCTTTTGTGAAGGGGTTGTAATGAACAAAAAAGCAATTGTCAAGAGTCTTTCTGAGTTAGCCGCGCGCGTCTGCGCGAACCTGCGGCAGTTCGGCCGGGAGGACTGATGGCACTCTCTAAACAGGCACAGAGGCTACACGACCACAAATGGCGCGGTTCTGACGTGGTAATACGTGCAGGGCTACGGGTGCAGATTAAAAAAGCCCACGCCAAAATGGTGAACAATGAGCCGTTGCGAGCAGTATTTTTGCCGACCGCGTACCAAATTGAGCAATTGCATAAAATCAGAAAGGGGACAAAATGAAACCTCTCTACCTACTACTCATCCCTATCTTGCTGTCGTCCTGCGCGTCGCTTGTCACGCCGCAGTGGTATTTGGGCGACTGGTACGCATAGTCCACGGACAGCCGGTATCACCTGCGCGTGGAGTCATCGTCTAGCGTGTGGTGCGCTCGGCATATGGCAAGCGGCGATATATACACGCAAGGCACAATGGAGCAGCAATTGAGCTACAGCGACAGCGCTTGTACCCAGCTGATCAGTCGCGTGTCCGTATCGCTTGGCATCACAAAACAGGGCGCGGACAGCCTGTGCCTGGCAATCCAATACACATTACCTATAATTTTTGGGAGGTAAACAATGTTTGACGAAACATACACACCGTCGATTAAGGGCAAAACACGCTATTGTTGCGAGTGCAAACGGTCCTATCCGTGTGATTACGCTAACTCGTGCCGCATGGTAGCAGGCAAGCCACATTTTCTACCGCGCAATCACAATGGCGGCAGCGACTACCAACACAACGGGAACGCATCACAACGACCCGAGCACTATCACCTATCACCACGGCGCACCGGCAAGTGGTCGAAAGTGGGAAACCCGATATGACCAGAACAATATCAAAAACGCAACAGGTATTGCAACACCTGAAAATAACCGGCTCGATCTCATCGTGGGAGGCAATAGACATTTTTCACGCCACGAGATTGGCGGACATAATTTATAAATTGAAAAAACACGGCTTTCAGTTCCGCACAGAGGAACATCACGACGGGTCAATACAGTGGGTGCGGTATTTTCTAATTACTAATTCCGGCGCAAATTAGTAGGTTTTAGTAATTCGGAAAAACCGAATTTGTAACAATCCACTGCGGCTAAAGCCGCGTGGCATTTAAACCTGATTAGGAACCTTATGTTCTTTAACCGATTTTTCAGCGAGTCTAACCGTAACGTTACGTGCCGGCGAGAGAAGGTTGATGAATCTTTCAAAAAAAAGACGCATCATTAAAATAATCTTGCATTTCCGTTTAAATTTGATTATATTTCAATTATGATTATTTTTAAAGGAGAATTTTTGTGTTTGTCCCGTACCCTGACGAAATAACTTTACATACCTTCCGCGCGCGCCAGGTTCGCGACGCCTTCCCGGAATTGTCCGAGGAACAGGCGGAAAGGATCGCGCTCGTAATCGTGCGGGAAGGGTTGTCACCGGAGGCGGCAAACCAGATGATTGTTTCGGCTTTAACTTCGGAGGCGGCATAATGGCATCGAAAAAGAAAATGTGCGAAGTCTCGGACTTGACACACGAATATATTTCCCATCAAATCGAGGAACGTGTTGCGGCGGGCGAGATCCCGAAGCCGACGTTCAAGTCGGTATTGCAGGAACTTGTCTTGAAGGCGAAAAAGCAGTCGAAGAAATAATTTGCACACTGTTTGATTTTTTGGTTATATTATTCTGACACGAAACAGCAAACCTCTTTGGTGAGATGGTTTTGAAAAATCAAGTTTTAAAATTCCCGGTCATTTTGCAATAACGATTTATTGCCCCTCACCAGGCGTACGTCGTGGCTGGTTGCATTTTGGCCGGGAACCTTTTAGGCTCCCCAAATGATTCGAGAAGATAAAGCTCAATTTTGCATCGACAACCCAAGTTCATATCCAGCGTTTCAATTTTACCCTGACAATTGGTTTGGTTCGCGTCATGTTTCTGCCATGAATATTGAGCAACGCGGAATTCATGCCTCTTTGATTTTTTCTTCATGGCTTGAAAAAAACTGCGGTATTCCAGAAAATGAGGTTTGCCTATCTGCGAGAATACCAAACGAAACCAATTGCTTATTTGTGCTTTCCTCTTGTTGGTTTTTGTACAAGGGGTTTTGGTTTTGCGAAAGACTCTTGAAAGAGAGAATTAAGTTAATTGAACTGTCCCTTAAAAGGAAAGAAGCTGGTTCTTACGGTGGAAGGCCAATTAAATCAAAATATTACAAACAAAAACCAATTGATAACCAATTGGATAGCAAACACAAACCAAACGATAACCAAACTGATAATGATAATGATAATGATAATGATAATGATAATGAATCTGTTTCTTTATCTTCTCAAAATGGGATGCAATGTGGTGCAGGCCAGGCCCCCGCGTCCACGTCCAAAACATGGCGAAACGATTTTAAAACATACCAGGATGACGAGTTTAGCGCATATACCGAAATCACGAACGACACAGCCTGGATCTCGGAGCAAGAGCGTTTACGGCAATGGCCAAACCTCAACATCAAGAAAACGCTCGAAAAGGCTCACCTCAATTTCTGGTCCACGGAAGCTGGCTGGAAAAATAAGAAATCATCACGCGCAAAAGAAATCGACTGGCCGGCAACGTTTCGAAACGCTCTCGGGATGAAATCGAATCACGTATACGACGAAAGAGGACAAAATGGAAAACAAGGAACCGGAATTGATCAGGGATATTCTTCAGTCGGCATTCGAAATCAACCAGAACAAAAATATCCCGATTCAAATTAATTCTGGAATTTGTTCTCATTGTGAGTGTAGGGCTGAAAAAATCAAGGATAAAGTCGTCGGTTCAAAGACTTACTTTAAAATTTGCGCAAAATGTTTTTGGGAAATTAAGGGACTGTACGATGAAAAATATAATCTCTTAAGGAATCGAATTCAAGGTAGAAAAAATATGCGGCATAACCTCGAATTCTCAGGAGTACCAGAAAGGTATTTAGATTGTTCGTTTAACAATTTTATTGACAAATCAAATATTATTCAACAAATTAAAAACCTCAACAAAACAGAATCATGTTTTATTTGGAGCGATAAAAGTGGAAACGGAAAAACACATCTTGCGGTTGCCTGGTTGAGATACCACCTTTGGAGAGGAAAAAATTGTTTGTTTACAACTGCGCCTCTCTTGATAATCGGATTGCGCTCGTCTTTCAATGACGAACTCTATTCCGAGGAACAGTTAATTGAAAAATATTCCTCGGTTCCTTTTTTGGTTGTCGACGACATCGGCGTTGAAAAAAATACCGAATACGCGATGCAATGCTGGTACGTGATTGTCAATAACCGTTACTCTGAAATGAAGCCGACAATTTACACAAGCAATTATCGGCTCGACGAAATTGCAAACAAACTTGGGAACAGGATCGCTTCTCGGTTGTCGGCAGGAAAGGTTATAAAAATAAACGATCCAGATATGAGAATGAAGCGATGAATAAATGCGATTCATGCCCACAACCAAAAGACGAACCATGTCCAATCTGGTGCTTGAAAATACAGAAAAGGAAATCGGTTTTCACAATAAAAAAGGAGGTTTCGAGTGCGTCAAAAAAAACAAAGTCTGTCGCTGCAATGCGTTCTGACTGACCAGGAAAAGCTGAATTGCTCGCAAGTCCAGAATCAGGCAATAGAGCAAAAGGCAAACGCGGAAGCAGAACTGAAATCATTCTCCACGCAGAAGAAAGCGGAAATCGCGTCATCCGATGCTATTATCTCTTTGCAATATCAAAAGATTTCCACAGGCAAAGAATACCGCATGATTGAGTGTGAAATCAGATATGATTTCGACGCGAAAATCAAACAGTGGGTCAGGCTCGACACCGGCGAAATTGCAAAGCAGGACATTATCACCGAAGATGAGCTACAGGAAGAAATTGAATTGCAGCACAAAGCCCAGGAAAAAGCGAATGCCGAAGCGCAATAGTAAAGCGACCGTAATCGCACCGGGATTCTGGCTTGCCGCGGGCTTGCCGGTCCCGGTGCCTGAATTCAAGTTTCACCCGACGAGGCGTTGGCGTTTTGATTATGCGTGGCCGGATCGACGGCTTGCTGTCGAGATCGAAGGTGCCGTATGGGTGAATGGGCGGCACACGCGAGGTGCCGGATACCTGGGCGATATGCAAAAGTACAATTCCGCATGCGTCATGGGGTGGCGCGTTCTCCGGTATCCGCCGAACGGGATTGATTTCGCGCAAATTCGTGACGCGATAAATGCTTAAAATATTTCTTGCATTTTCAGTATAATATTATTAAATTACTATTATACTGAAAAGGGGTGAAAATGCACACGAGAATAACCGTTACGCGAGAGCCGGAAGGCCAGGACGAAATCGAGTTTGACGTCGATGTTGAATACTGCATTACCGGCAAACATCACTCGGCCAGCATGGAGGGGCCGGAGGAATGGCCCGAGCTTGAGATTGTCGCGGCTATCGGTCCGGACGGGAACGAGGTCGAGTTGACGGATAGTGAAATAGAGCGAGTCGAGGAATTTGCTTTTCAGGACCAGGAGGACCGAGCCGTGGACGCGCAGCTTGCGTACTATGAGAGCCGGGAGGATCGGTAATGGAAACAGGAAAATACGACAACATTTCCCTCAAAGAGTATCACGCGATGCCGGGCTGGTCGAAAACAAAGCTCGACAAAATCAACCGCTCCCCGGCGCATTATCTTGAATGGCTTGCGAATCCGCCCGAACAAACACCCGCGATGGCGTTTGGATCGGCTCTGCATTGCGCCGTCTTGACTCCACAGCTATACAAAGCGGAATACGCCGTCATGCCAGAAATCGACCGACGCACAAAATCCGGGAAAGAGGCATACGCGCAATTTTGTATCGATAGCCCCGGCAAATGTTTCGTTACAGCGGTTCAGGCCGGTCAAATTGAACGCATGCAGGCGGCTATTTTCGATCATCCGCTTGCATCACAGATTCTTTCAAATGGAGAAGCTGAGCAGTCTTTCTTTTGGATCGACCCGAAGACCGGGCTTGAATGTAAGGTTCGTCCCGACTATCTCCGAAACGACGGCATTTGTTCCGATTTGAAAACGTGCGACAATGCGGGGTTCAAGAAATTTCAGCGGTCAGTTTGTGATTTTCGATACCACGTTCAAGGGGCATTTTTTGTTGATGGAATTTTTCAGGCAACGAAACTACAGTGCAGTGATTTTGTTTTGATTGCTGTTGAGAAAGATCCCCCGTTCGGGATAATGGTTTACAGACTCGACGACCTCGCAATGGATTCCGGGCGTACCGCATACCAGGATAATTTACTCGAAATCAAACAATGGCAAGAACATCCTGAAGCATATAAAACCGTTTATCAATTGTCACAATCACCTGTAGAAATGCCGCTGCCGGCATGGGCGGAATAAGGAGAAAACTCATGGAAAACGAATCAAAAGAAGTCGCGCCGGTCAATGAATTCAAGCAGATTGAAAATCCGATTGAGGGAACATCCCTTATGGCGTCCGAGTCGTTGAAAGCGGTTGCCGAGGTCCAAGCCGCTATGATTTCAGCAAAGCGTTTCCCGCGTGACCGATTCACCGCTGTCAAAAATATCCTTGAGGACTGCGGGCGATCCGGCCTTGCTGAGGGTGCTGTTTACGCATACCCTCGTGGCGGTCAGACGGTCAGCGGCCCGTCGATCCGCCTTGCTGAGGCAATGGCGCGTTGTTGGGGAAATCTTGATTGCGGCGTACGGGAGCTGTCACGCACCGACGACAAAAGTGTCTGCGAGGCGTTCGCATGGGATCTGGAAACGAATACCAGATTCACTCGTATTTTTGAAGTGCCACATATCCGGTACACGAAAAGCGGGTCATACAAACTCAATGATCCCCGCGATATTTACGAAACTATTGCAAACAACGGCGCACGCCGTCTTCGGGCCTGCATCCTTGAAGTGATACCGGGAGATGTGACCGAAAACGCAGTCCTGAAATGCAAGGAAACACTCACGAAAAAAGGCGGCAAGCCACTCGTCGACCGCATTCAGGCGATGATAATTTCCTTTTCGAAATTCGGTGTCACTCAGGAACATATTGAAAAACGCCTCAAGCATCCGGCCGCCGTTATCACCGAGGAAGAATTATTCGAGCTTAATTCTATTGGCGCAAGTATCAAGGGCGGTATCGCCAAGCGTGGGGATTTTTTTGAAATCCTTGACACCGAGCCGACTGAAAAAACGTCGGCGCTCAAGGAAAAGCTCGCGGCTAAAAAACCAACGTCGAAAGAAAATGCCGATCTTGACGCC